TGGTAAAAACCATGTAACAAAATGGTTTGATACTAAAGAAGAAGCTAAACTTGAGCTGCGTTGTTTAGAGAAAAAACTTAACTACGAGTTAATTGAAACAAAAGAAATGGAAGGTTTTTATCCTGAACGCGCTAAAATTATTGAAGAAAAGTATCAAGCCAGTGGCCGTACAAACGGTTTGTACACTGGTTTAAACCTACAAAATGTCTAGGTTCTTAACAACACTTCCAGTTAATTTAGGTTTTGTAAATCTTGGTACTGTTGAATCTTACCCAACAGGTGGAACCGGACCTACTGCCTACGGTCCGACTTCCTATTACGGTAGTGATCCACTGCCTCCACGCCTGGGAGATTCTGTTAATAACCCTGTTAATTTGGGCAATCTCTCGGTTATATACAGATCGATAAACATCACCAGCACTCATGGTGGACTGTCTCGTCAACAGTCCACTTTTTACTCTTTTAAATTAATCAATCCTCGTTCAATTCGAGTTACACAAAACTTTAGCCAGTTTGCAACAACTTCCAAAACAAACAAAAATACTTTAATTTCCTTCTACAAGATTGAAGATGGTACGCGTCGCCGTACACTACCAATTAACAATGAAGGCTATGTAGTTCCTGATGCATCAATTGAAGATGGTGACTCAGAAAATACTGATAATTCTTCCGATTACCCAGACCAAATGTTGCCACCTGGCGACTACATGCTTCTAATTACCAATGACATTCGGTACTTAGAAACAACATATTCTATTACTTTAGAATCTTTTCTTAACGATTGGCGATTTGTTAACGAGGAGTTTGACGAAGCTTTAAACTTTGGTTTAATAACCGAAGGCGTTGAAACCTCCATTGATTTTGGTTTGATCACAGCTTGACTTTTTTTGTGAACTTGCTAAGCTACCTGTAATTGCTTCAGTTCCCATGAAAGTCATTACTAGCAAAGACTTTGAAACTAGGTTTGAAGAGATTATTGAGGATATTGCAGAAAACCATACGCACTATAAAGTTGTTCTTGAAGACGGCAAAGCAGTCATGGCAATTCCCTATCAAGAATACAGCTGGCTTATTGATGGATATGAATCGTGGCTAAAAGAAAAAAATGAAATCTTAGATGAAGATATTTACTCTTGATTATCTTTTAATTTTTTAATTATTAGCATGTGCTCTAGCTGCTTGTTCATTAGTAAAGTTAAGAGCATTTAAATAGTTTTCACGCTCCTCGTCTTTATCTTTATTTTTATTTTTATTTTTTCGTCGCCGAGAAGCAAGTTCTAATTCTTCGGCTAAATAAGGATTTTTTTCTGGATCATAAAGAACACTGTAATCAGGAACTTTAGATACTTGGTAAGGTTCAATGACGTTACCAAGTTCATCTTTTGTAGAAGTTGAAGGACGACCTAACAAGCTATCTAAAGCTGCATTGTAGCTGGCAGTTGTTCGACCTAAATTTTCGTTACGATTCTGCGCCAGCTCAGTAGCCCCGTATAATACAGACCGTGGTGTATAGGTGTTAACAAGGATGGGCTTTTCTGGTTTAATCTCTGTTGTGGAGCCGCCGCCGCCGCTTCCCATGATTTTACTTAAGCTTGACTTCTATACTTACTCTATCTGAAATAAATTTAGACACATGAGGGATCAACTGGAAACTGCCAATTCCCAGCAGGATAACCAGGATCAGCTCAGCATAAGTAATGGGTCTACGCATCAGTGGAGTCCTTTTACAGAAGATTTTAAAGACTTGCTCAAAGCAATGTCAACTAAAACGATGTTATCACTTATGACAACCCAACAGAAGAACTTTGCAAATTCTTTATGGGAGGCTTCTAACTTTGGAGGGCGTCCAAAGCCGCAAGACTTTAAACATCTGGAACCTAAACAAGATTACTACGAGTTGGTTTTAATGATGGACCATCAACGCCAGTGGGAAGAAAAAGCTCGGTATTGCCAGCAAGCAAAAAATGGTTAAACTGTAGCAAAAGCACAGGTGTAATGAGTTATCGTTTTGCAGATTTAAATATCAGCTTGGTTACCATTGAAAACTATGATGAAATTTTAACACCTTCATTGGCGCTTCAGGTTTCTGTTTTTGTGCCTCCAGAAGGATCGTTTGAGACATCAGATCTTCAACGTTATCTTGAGTTGGTAAAAAGCTATGAGGTCACCAGCACTGATTTAATTCACGGATTGTCTCTTGCTGATCAAATCAGAATTACGTTCAGCGATATGGAAGCAGCAACAATCTGTGAAAAATTTCCTGATATTGACCTGGCAACAAAACGACGGTATCGTTGTGTAGCTGAATATTTAATCAGGCAGGGAGAACTGACCAAAATCAAAGACGAGAATAACAAGCTCGTTAAGAAACTTGGTAACATGGGGAAAATGGTTGTCATTTACCAACCACTTCCTAAACTCTGTAAAACACTCCATCAAACTGGATTAGGACAGTTTATTAAAAATGAGCAACAGGCGGCAAAGATTAATCAATGGTCTGCTTAACAACGCAAAAACTGGAGAGGAAAAGAAAATGACCCAGCTTGTGATTGAAAGGATCTGTGCTGACATGTGCGACTTCTACGAGAAGTTCTATGGCAACGAGGGGCCAGGTGCTATCGTGTACCTTCCACGAGTTGAAGACCCGGACAAATCTATGTTCTACCTAACAGTCGGGGCATTGATGGAAGCTCAAGCTGACTTTATGAACAGGGATATGGAAGGCCCTGCAAACGTTATGAAGAGTGCTATTGCCAGAGCAGAATCAATTAATCCTAAAACTGCAGGACTTTTTGTCATCCAAGATGAAAAGGAAATGTCTTTGATTTGCTACAAACGTGATCAACCTCTTGCTCTGGAGAATAAAGAATAATGCATAAACAAGGCGGAGCACGTGCAGCTAAGTACCATACTGTTCATAGAATCTACAAACTAGAAGATGATTGGTGCACGCCAGTACAGTATCTGCCTTTGATTTATCACACCTTGGATCATATCGATTTAGATCCAGGTTCAACAGAAAAAGCTAACAAAGAGTTTATCCAAGCAGAAAAATTCTTTTGCAAAAAAGATGACGCTTTAAATAAACAAGAGCCTTGGTCTGGAAACGTTTACTGTTTCCCTCCAACCTATGGCCGGTGCTCCTTCAATAAACAGCGTGGAACCTGGCGCTGGTCTACCCGTGGAGGGTTTGGCGCCATGTCGCCCTCTGTGGCCTGGTTCAGGCGCTTAGAGAAGGACTGGAAGCTGGGCTTTGTTAACTCAGCTTTGTTCTTCACGTTGTCTCACGAGATGATGCGTAAACAACAGAGCATGTGGGATTATCCAATTTGCATACCAAAAGAACGACCAGAGGTTATGCATGGACGCAATTTTTACCAGTTAAAGGCACCTTTGAAATGGGGATTCTTTGTTTTCTTGCCGCCTAAAGAACTTGGGTTTAATCGTTTAGATAAATTTGCAGAAGCATTTTCAACGATTGGCCGTGTGATCTTGTGAACTAAGACGGTGTAGCTCTAAAGGTATTACGGAAAGAAGCAGACCGATCAGTATTGCTGATATTGGCAGAACCCCGTGGCTCGTAAGGGAATGCGCCCACTGGGACAGTACCGCCAAGAGCAGGCATGATGAAACGGTCATCTTCTAAACGCTCTAAAGTAACAGGGAACCTTGCTTGATTCTTACCCCTCTCTAAGTATTTACGCAAGAAAAGCAACGAACTGGTGTTGTCTTGCACACCTTGCGCTTCTGAATAACGGTTGTCAACCCGGTAGGATTGACTCTTCTGAACTGCCATAGTAATATTCTCGCAGCTCTAAACACCACATGGAACAAGACGTTGTTAACCACCCTTCTCATTACACTTTTGGTCATATTGAATGCATTGATGCTATTGAAGCTGCTTTAACTGACGAAGGAAATAGAGGTTATTTAAAAGGATGTGTCATGAAATATATGTGGCGTTACGAGAACAAAGAAAATCCAGTGCAAGATTTACGCAAGGCACAGTGGTATTTAACCCGTTTAATTAACACTTATGGAACTTGATTATCTAGTTGATCTAACTCCTGAGGAATTAAACTACTTGCGTATCTTAGAACTTCAAGAGTTTCTAGATCATCTTCAGAATACAAAGAACGAGAACCAGTTGCTTTTGGACGCTGGTTCCACAATCTAAAAAACTCATCAATAATTTCATGTTTAGGATCTAACCTAAGCAAGTGTTCTTCTAAAAACTCAATAGCTTTAACTTGTTGAGGAGAACCATTAAAATTCTCAGCAATATTCAACAAACACTTAGGAAGTTTGCACTGGTGTTCTACTAACAAAGGAACATCAGTGTCTGGCTGTAAATATAAATCAAGTTCACTTCTTCGTCGATCTGTAAGTTTTGTATTCCAAAGCAACTCTTTATTGATAAAAGGAGACCATTCTTTAATGATCTCTGTTCTATCAGCGTTACTATTAATGAGGCTTAGTAACCTACAGTCTTTAAATTTTGTAATGCCAATGCTATAAGCATAGCTTAAAACAGCAGCTTTTTTCTTTTCATTTAGAGGAAAGAAAATTAAATCTTGAAGTATAAAAACAAACTCTTCTAGATCACGTTCTAATTGTTTTTCAATTTCTTTACGGTTGCAACGTATAAACGGAGTGACTGCACTGCGCCCTATTCGTTTACTTCCGTAACCAATAAACCACGGTCCATCTTCTTTTGCACGGTAGGGCGCATACCGTTCCATGCCAGTATGAATTCGGCAGGGTGTGTACCGCCGAATCAACTGGAGGCTGTATTCGTTAATGTAAGACAGACGTTTTACGGAACAACTACAGATCCGTTATAGCTAATTTCGCTATAGGAGTCAGGTGTTTTTAGTAAAACGATGTAGTTTTTTGCGGCATTAGTAACCGTAACGGCAACAGCACCTTTACCTTTACCAGCTTTGGCTACATCAAAAAACTTGCGGTAGCCTGTAGGAGAGTTGCCTGCTGTTACATCGTCATCTTGAAAAATCTGGATAGTGTTGATCCCAGTGCTGTTATCAAGAGTAACAATAATGTCGCCAGTGCTGGAAGGGCTTACAAGAAAAGCACGCTGGCTTAAATCGCCAGTTGCGCCACCTAGACCATCGCCTTTGTAAACGATTTCAGCTCCAGAAGCTGTAAAGGTGTCTTGAGTACCTTTAAATGTGCGAGTAGCCATTATTAGCTAATTTGGTTGTGGGTTTGAAATTGAAAACTAATGTCGGCGTCAATGCCGTGTTCCTTCAAGATTTTTAAAAACATTTGTCGATCCATCATCTTCATATGAAGCATGTCAACAAACGCTTCTTCTAGCTCATCACGATCTAGATCTTTGATTGCTAGAGCTGCAGCATGGATAGCAAATTCACTATCCATTGGCAAATCCAGCGCATTGGCATCCATTAGAAAATTTACCAATCCTTGAGTACATCCTAACAGATCTGCAGTTTTTGGCTACTAGGCCCTTGCAGCTTGCACGGCAGAAGGAACATAGCGTTGATCAACCGTAAAATGCGGTTCATCTGGAGCACCGTCAAAAAGCTGAGGCGCTTGCTGAGGTAAACGTTCTGTAACGTATTGAGTTAAGAAAGATTTTGAATCCATAACAAATTAACCCAGTGTGGATTTTAACAGCCACTGAAATTTTTTATGAGCACGCCCACGCTCTACTGCTAAATCTAAAGTTA